TTTAAGGCGGGGCACAGATACCAGGACAAATGAGCCAGGCCCAAAGCGGTAAGCCCACCACTGAGCCTGCGTCACATTAATGCCAGAGTCCTTCCAGAAGCCATGAGCGGGCTTCTGCTGAGTCTCCACAGCCATTCTGCCATTCCTGTACCTATCGGACTTTACCTCTACTGAGGAGCCTTGTACAGCGTTGAAGAATTCGACTAGTTCAGCTTCTCCAGCCTTGCCGTAAGCGAGGTCTACTTTGAAGTCATAGCGGGGGTCATAGCCGTTAGTTAGTTGTGTCATGGTTTACCTTTCGGGGGCGTTCCGAGCGCCCAGCGAAACTATACACAAGAGAGGGGGGCGGTGGTGGGAATCGGAAAAAGGTGAACGAATCCCACCACCTAGGCCGCGCGCCAAGTTCGGAAGGCGGCGCAGCAGTTCTTTAAGGCTTTACAGGCTTAACAGGCTTAGGCAGGGAGCGCCAAACTTCCTCTAGTTTTTTAGCGTCTTTGGCCATGTCCATTTCAAGCTCAAAATGTAACCACGCCCCGCCTGAGCCTGCACTTTCCTTGGCGTTTTGATAGACCTTCACGCCTTTAACGCCCTCGCCTCGACTGCACCGGTAGCCCCTGCCGAATTCGCCAAAGCTGTAGTCATGCAGCTCACAGAGGCCGAGCGCTTCTGAGTGTTCTAAGAACCAATCCCACGCCTCACGAGCCTTGGCCCTGCCATCTCGAGTGGCTGGATAGCCGATATCGCCAGCAACCCCGAGGCTATGCACTGAAAGGGTTTTCTTGCCTCGCATGTTACGCACTACGAATGTGCCCAGATTGGTAAAGCCCCAGCGCTTACGGCAGAGCTCTACGAATTTTTCAGTGCCAGCAAGTTTGCCTTTACCTGGCTCTTTGACTGGGTAGTAGGGATAAGGGCGGTTGCTCATGGTACTGGTGTCCCTGTTGGTGGGTCTTTGGGCTTGTCTTTCAGGCCGTTGCCTGCAAGTAGTCCGATTAGGCCGCCTGCGAGGGTCATGAGCATAGGACTGAGTACGGCCCAGGCTTCCGAGTCATTGGGGCTCTGTTCCAGAGGCTGTACCACAAATAGCAGTCCGAATATAAGTGAAACGATGGCTGCAACAAATGAGAAGGAAAGCGCAATTCCTACAATGAGGATTAGGCGGGCTTTTATTTCCTCATTGCTGAGGCGGTTTTCTGGTTTCATGGGCAGCGCCTTTCAAATGTGCCTGTGGCTTTTGTGGTTTCGCAGTTTTCTCGGATGCGGTCAGCGCAACTACTCAGGGTTGTCAAGAGACACAGCGTAAGCACTAAGCGCTTCATAATTCTCTAACTCCTCAGGGGTCATCTCTCTTACTTCATCACCAATTTGAATCAAAGGTGCTTTTTTTTCTTCCGTCATGTGTTAATTCCTGTATCCGTAAACTTTGACAGTGCCACCCGTGTTAGTAAAACCTGGGAAAATAATCGTAAATCCTGTGAGTTGTGCAGAGTTAAAATAAACGCCACCACCAGTACCAAAAAAATTGTTGCTGGTAAATGTTCCTGAGTATTTAGTCACTTGTGGGAGATTTGGAGCGTAAACATCTATTGAAAAAGTGCATTGATTAGCTTGACCGCTAAGACCAAAATAAGCAAAAGTTTGGTTAAAACTAGGAAGAGTTGAAGAGCCAACTCCGCTGTAAGCGTCATAACGCATTGAGGCATAATGGCCAGCTGTAGCAGCAAATTGTAACTGCAATGCGTTGTCGTTTACAGACTGAACGCCGCCTTCAAAAACAACCCGATAATTCCGAAAATCTGCGTTAAAGCAATCAGTAATTAAAACAGAGCCGACACCAGCGCCCACCGTTTGAGACTTAACTAGGAATAGTCCGAGCTGGTTCATCTGTGCGGCCGTCAGGACTGCGCCTGCAGAGAAGGTTGGTGGGGTTGCCATAGCGTTAGTTTACCTATCTAGAAGCTGAGCTTGTTGAAATCAAGACGCCCATAAATGGGGTCATCCAAAATGAAAAAGTTATTTTGTGGGTAGCCAGAAACATTGAACGAATAGCGCACATCGTCAGGGTCTGCAGTGACAGTCCAGCCCTCAATAACACTGTTGTAGGTGGTGCCTCTGAGCTCAATAGGTAGGCGGTAGCCCACGCCTGCAGCAACTACTTTGGCAGGGTCTAAAAGCCACTTAAGGCTGTTTTTGGTGGTGATGCTCACCGGCACACTTGTAGAAGTGTCAAATTCGCCAAGTGTGTAATCGGCCAGATTTTGGGCTTGCTCGTCTGATTCGTCATAGGTGGAAATTTGCAGGTTACGCGCCCCATCTCCTGCCTGCACAGTGCTTAGGCCTTCAGGGGTCACGGTTACTTGAGTGAAGTAGTTATCTGTCAGGCTGGCAAAAGTGACGACATCGTAGGCAATGCCAGTGCCTGCAGGGTTGCTATCAGTGAACTTAAAGCCCGTGTAAGAGGTGGGCGCCTGGCTTGCGTCAAAGGTGACATCACGGCCGTAAAAGAGAAGGCTTGAGGCCTGCTCTTTGAGTCTGCCCTGCTCAGTAGCGACTAGCTGGTTAATGATGTTGCCAGCGTCACCAGTGATAAAGCCACTCGAGGTGTTAGAGCGTGTGTCCACATCGGTAACAGTGGCGCTATCGCCTGTCAAAGCGTTACCTACTCTGGTGGCTTCAAAACCTGTAGACCCGCCACCCATAAGAAAGTTTTTAAGGTAGCCACGACCTAGGCGCGCAATGTAGCCCTCAAGGGAAATAATGGCGATGTCCTCATTAGCAACCATGCCGTATTCATACTGAATGTTGGTTACATACCCGGCACAGATTGCCTGGCTGTTAATGCTGAGAGTAACTAGCGCTTCCAGCACGATTGCTGCAGGCAAGGTCTGAGGGTTTCGGACAGTAATAGAGCCCCTGCCTGCGCTGAACTGGTCAGACTTTGCAGAGCGCCCAGCAGTCCAGGTCATGCCAATAATTGAGCCGATAGAGCTAGAGCTTGGCCCTACTGCTGTAAGTGTCGGGAGAGCCATCTAGATTGCCGTTGCTACTCGAATGGGCACAGCGCCATTGGTGCGCATGTATCGGCGCAAGGCGTCTACTACTGCCTGGGGGTCTGCACTGCTTACTTGGATGGTTACATTGTTGCCACCCATTGAGTCCATCTTTGACAATGGGATTACGGCCTCGGGGCCTTTTTCGCCAATGACTGCGAGGGTGGCCGAATTCACGATGCCCCCTTCTGCTAGCAGAGGAATGTTAGGGACATCAAAGCCCTTACCGCCAAGACCAGGCACAAAGCTAGGGAACTTAAAAGACAGTTTGCCAATGGTGTTATTCCACAGGCTGGCAATGCCGTTAAAGAGTGTCTTAAAAATTGTGTAGACAGTGCCAAAGTAAAGCTTTACGCCATCCACCCAAAGACCTACAGCAGTTTTAAGGAATTTGAAAACGCCATCTACAAGGTTACGAAACCCTTCAAATTTCTTGTATGCAATGACCAAAGCGGCCACAAGCGCCACAATTCCAATGACGATGAGCGTTATCGGGTTGAGAGCCATCACAGCGTTAAAGGCGGCCTGCACTGCTGTAAAGGCTGTAGTGGCTGCAGTCCAAGCGGTCATAGCGCCATTGACTAAAACTATGGCAGCTGCGATGCCACCAATTACCCCGGCAACAGTCAAAAATACTGCCGTGTTTTCGCTAGCCCAGTTGCCCATTTGAGTAAGGAAAGGTAAGACCTTTTCAATGATTGGCAGGAGCGCTGCGCCGATGGTTTCTTTAGTTTCGTCAAGTGAAACTTTTAGGCGCTGAAATTGTCCCTCTGCCGTGTTTGCTTTGGTGGATGCAGCACCGCCGAAAGTATCGGCTAGCACACTCATAGCGCCTTCAGCGTCTAGGCCGCCTTTAATCAGGTCTTTAAGTTTCGGGTCTAACTTGGCAAGCGCTTTAGTGTTGCCACCATACGCTTTAGCAAGTGCATCACTAACTGCAGACAGTGGCTTACCTGTCGCCGCTGCAATGTCCATAGCGAGAGCGGCGCCTTGCTGGGCCTTCTCGAGTGAGCCTGTCTGGGTGGCGAGTTTTGCAATCGCTGGCCTCAGGTCACTATCGGTCACGCCGAGCAATTTGCCTTGCGTACTAATCCAGTCCTCATTTGCCTTAATCTGGGCATCAGTGGCGGCAGTGTTATTTTTCAGCGCTTTGCTGAGTAGTTCCTGTGCGGCTGCATCTTCGACTGCACCCTTGCCCGCGTCAAACAGTGCAGCGCCCAAAGCGCCCACAGCTGCAGCGGCAGGCAGAAAGGCTTTCTTCATTACGAAGCCAGCCTTAGCGGTAGCGCCCTCTAAGGATGCAAACTCTTTCTTAGCCTTTTCAATACCTTTGGAATTGAACTCAGAGACAATGGGAATAAATACGGCCATTACTGCACCAGCTTTCTATTAACGCTTGCTAAGACTTCTTCAATGGCCTTAAGGATGTCTTGCGTTGCCTGGCCATAAATAAACTTGCTTTCACGCCACATACCGCGTT